ATAATGTTAAACCATTCTATGAAATTGAAACTAACGGTACTATAGTAATAGATGTTAAGTTATTTAATATGCTTGATCAAATTAACTGCTCACCTAAGTTAGCTAATTCAGGTATGACAGAAAAACAACGTATTAATCCAGAAGCAATTGAACGTATAAAACTTCATAAAAATTATCAGTTCAAGTTCGTTATAAGTACTGAAGAAGACGTCAAGGAAATCTTTAGAGACTTTGTAGAACCTTTTAACATTCCTTTAAAGCATGTGGTTTGCATGCCTGGTTTAGATGATGCAGCTAACTTTGAAGAAAGAACTCGATTTGTAATGGAGATGGCTAAGAAGTATAGATTTAGAGGATTAACTAGATTGCATATCGCCGCGTGGAATAAAACATTAAACGTATAGTATGACACAAGAATGTAAATGCTGTGGGAGAAAGTTAGATACGAGAATGGGATTTTGCTTTGATTGCGTAGAAGCAGAATCTATAATGGTAGAAGGAATTGATATGTACGATAAAGAAATACCTCTTGTAAAGGGATTGACTAAAGGTATGTCTAAATTACAGTACATTCTTAAAAAGTATATTAAAACATTAAACGTATAATTATGGCAAAAGATAAATGTATTTTATGTGGAGAAGATTCTTCATATGAATTTGAAACTCACGTTGATATGAGGATCGGTTATATTGAAGGTGCAGGTCAGCTATGCATTAAGTGTTGGAATAAAGGAACAGAGCGTAGACATATGACCATTCCGATGAATTTAGTTTATGATACACCTAATGATCAAGAATTAGGAGCAAAAGTAAGAGAATTATACCATGAAAACAACAGCTAAGGAATACTACGAAGCTTTAGGAGCTGCAGTAGGTACTTTATTTTACTTAAACCGTAAAAACGGTTCGACAGAAGAGTATATTTTAGAACCTCTACTTGTCGATACTAAGAACAAAGATCTAACTATCAAAGCATTACAGAGAGTTATGGATAATCCTAATTTTATAGGATTTCCAGGCACACCAGAATTTACTAAGTTTATGGATGAAGTTGTTGATCCGAAAAATAAGTAGTATCTTTATATTATGACATTAACCCTTACATCTGAACAGCTTTACATTTTTATTATAGTTGTTCTTATAGGTATTCAAATTTACCAACAAACACTTATTAGAAGTCTTAAAAAAGAGACTGAAGATATTTGGGCACAGTTAGGTACTCTAGTAGGAAGTTTAACTTCTCAAATACTAGGAATGCAAAAAGACATTAATAGTAAGCAAGATAAAAAATAATTCGGTTATAGAGCTAATCGATACACAAAATAATACGCTCTAAATTTTTAATTTTAAATAAAATGAAAAAACAAGCAGTTTTATCATTATCAGGTGGGATGGATTCTTCATCTCTTTTGTTACACCTATTAGCTAACGGTTATGAAGTAACAGCATTAGGTTTTGACTATGGTCAAAAGCACAAAGTAGAATTAGAACGTGCTAAAGATCTAGTAGCTTACTTAAACGCTAACAGACTAACGCATACAGATCACGCCCCAAACGGATTTGAAGAAATTTACCCTGCTGTAAGACATCAAATTATTAAGTTAGATGGTTTAGCACAGTTATTAAATTCAACTTTAGTTGAAGGTGGTAAAGATGTACCCGAAGGACATTACGAGCAAGACAACATGAAAGATACTGTTGTACCTAATCGTAATAAAATATTTGCTTCTTTGATTCAAGCAGTAGCTTTGTCAATTGCTACTAGACCTATTAACGAAGATTGTTCTATTGGACAGGATGTAATTATTGCAATGGGCCTGCACGCGGGCGATCATGCTATATACCCTGATTGCCGTCAAGAATTTAGAGATGCTGACTTCGATGCATTCATTATTGGTAACTGGAGTGCTGAATTAGTATCAGTTTATACTCCTTACTTAGAAGTAAACAAATTCGAAATACTAGAAGACGGTTTAAATGCATGCGAGCAATTAGGTTTAGACTTCGATGAAGTATATAAACGTACTAATACATCTTATAAACCAATGCTATTAAGAACCTATAATCCTTCTAACTTTGATCAGATAACTGAAACTTGGTTTTCTGATTTTAAATCAGCTGCCTCTGTAGAACGTATTGAAGCATTTATCAAATTAGGACGTCCTGACCCAGTAGCATATGCTTATACTATGGATAATGGAGATATTATTCCTGTACCATGGAAAGTAGCTAAAGCACACGTAGAAAAAGTATTATCTGATTATAAAAAATAAATTATGCCTTTAATTTCACACGAAATACCGAAAGCGTTATTTGACCGTCATGATGAGGTAAGTGATTACCCTTATGTACTAGGTCATTTACTAAGCTTGGATACAGAATATGCTGACTTTTATAAAGAAAAGCTTAAAACAGCAGAGTACTCTATATTAGATAATTCAGCATTTGAATTAGGCAAATCTATACCAATGGAAGAACTTTACGAGTTGGGTAAGGAGTATAAACCTACCCATCTTGTACTTCCTGATGTAGTTAATAACTACGATCAAACTTTACTTAATGCAAAAGAGTATTTAGAGAGTTACAGAGTAGAGGGACAGAAATACATTGGCGTATGTCAAGGCGATACCTTTGAGCAAATTGCAGAGTGCATAGATTACTACCTAAAAGAAAAAGTAGATATTATCGCATTACCTTTTGACTTAGTTGAAAAATCCGACTATGTAACAGTAAGAGCTAGATTTTTAAACTGGTGGTATGCAAATAGATTTAATATGGGCATTGGTTTACCTAAGTTCCACTTACTAGGATGTCAGAATCCAGTAGAGTTTATTTTGATTAACGATTTAAACATTGTACTAAGAGGACTTATCTATTCATTAGATACTAGTTCACCAGTTATTAACGGTTGGGTAGGTAATGAATTAGGACCTCATGGTTTAATTCAACCTAAACCGAAAGCTAAATTAGCAGATAACTTAGATATTGAGTTGTCAGAAGAACAAATAAACCTTATCTTTAAAAATATAAAAACATTCCGTAGTTATGTCAGTAAGTAATATGTCAGAAGCAGCTGCTAGATCTTTAGGTTCAGCTAACTCCTACGCAGTTTATACAGATCAATTCGATCCCAGTCAATTAAATCCTATGCCACGTATTCTTGCACGTCAAGATTGGGGTATTACAGGGGAGGAGTTTGTAGGTTATGATACTTGGCATTGCCATGAAGCAACCTTTTTGTTAAATAACGGTTTACCGATGGCAGGTACTTTAAAAATAGTATGTCCTGCTAGTTCTGAATTTATGGTAGAGTCTAAATCTTTTAAACTTTACTTAAATACGTTTGATATGTGTAAGATGGGAAATACTATTCCGCAAGCTATTGAAAACTACGAAAATCAAGTAGCTAAAGATATTAGCGCATGCATTGGTGCTGAAGCTAAGGTATCTTTCTTTAGACAAGGAGAAGAGAAGTTATACGAAGGAGATCCAGGGTCATTCTATCTTGATATGTTACGTTTAATAGGTAATAAGGAGTTAGAGGCTATGGAAATTACTGACTACGCTTCTAAAGAGACTCATTTTAGTACTACTCCTTCAGAAGAAGGTGAAGATTTATTTGTAATGACTAACCTTTTAAGATCAAGATGTAGACATACAAAGCAAAAAGATACAGGAACGGCTTATTTCCGTATTATTACAAAGCAAAACAGAGTAGATCTAAAAGATTTACTTAAAGAGGTTATTGCATTACGTGAAGTTAATGAATTTCATGAGTTCTGCAGTGAGAAATTATTCAACTCTATTATGAATCATCCAGATGTTGAAGATTGCGTAGTAATGTTGTTATATGCAAGACGCGGTTCATTAGATATCAATCCTGTTCGTGCATCTAAGCAGTATTTAATTCCGCCTGAATTAATTGATACAGGATTTTATACTAAAAAAGCAATGGGTCAATAATGGAAAAACTAAAAGTAATAGATAGTTGGGGAGTATTCATATCTCAGACAGGCTCAGAAGTAGTAGCTATTAGTGAAATGCTTGGGATTCTCCCTAGTTTAGTGGTAACTAATAACATTACAAAGGTATCATCGAGAAACATGGAGATCTTTGGGGAAAATAACGTAGAAATACGTACTATACCTTTTAAGCCCTCTATACTAGACTATCTACGTACGAGAATTAACTTAAAAGAGTTAATTACTCTACACGGGTACCTACGAATACTACCAGCAGAGCTTTTTCCTTATTTAGAGGGTGAAATTTTTAATGGACATCCAGGCTTAATTACTGTTTATCCGGAATTAAAAGGATTCAATAAGCAAGAAGACGTTGCCGGAAATCAAGAAAAGTATCCTTACTGTGGATCAGTAGTTCATAAAGTGATTCCGGAATTAGATGCCGGTAAAGTTGTATCAGCCTACCAGGTCGTTAATAGAGCAAATACTATAGATGAAGCTTATGCTATACTTCGAGAGACTTCCTTAAATTCTTGGGTACATTTCTTTACTGATATTTGGAAGTTTGATGAAAAGTAGCTATTTTTACTAAAAGACACTTATGAAGATATTAATAGGATCGCATGGAACTGGTAAGACTACCTTATTAAAAGAGGTATCTACCAGATTTCCTGATTATTATGTAACCGACGGGTTTTCTCGCCCTGTAATTAAGATTGGTAAAATGCTCGAGTTATCTAATAATGAAAAGCAGTATGCAATTAATGAATTATCTGCTTGGGCTTATGAGAACTACTTAAAGCATAAAAACGTAATTAGTACTCGTAGTTTAGTAGACTGTATTATATATTCTGAAATACTAACTCCTAATGTTGATATCGAGAACTTAGTTTGTTTATTTGAAGAGACTAAAGACCAAGTAGAGTATTTCTTCTATATACCTATAGAATTTACTTTCGAACAAGGTGATCCTGATAGATTAAGTTACGAACTACAGATTAAAATCGATGAAATTATACAGAAGTTTATTAAAGAGCATATACCTCAAGAAAAAGTCGTAACTTTAAAAGGTACTATAGAGGAACGTTTAGAGCAGATTTCAAAATACCTATAATATACAATATGACAAGAGATAAAAATATAAACATTGACGATTTAGAACTTGCTAAAGCAGGTTGTGCTAACGGTATTAGCTTACAGTTAAAAGAGGCTATTGATAACGGTAGACATTCTTTAAATGAATACGAAAGACATCAGATTATTGAAGCAGCAGCAAAGCATTACGGTAATTTCTTAATTGCATTAGGTATAGACTGGGAGAATGATCCTAATAGTTCTAATACTCCAATGAGGGTAGCTAAAGCTTATGTAAATGATAAATTTAGTGGAAGGTTTAAAGCCCTTGACCAAGTTACTAGCTTTCCGAGTGATGGATATACTGGAATTATTCAAGAAAGTAACATTCCGGTTACTAGTATGTGTAGTCATCATCATGAAACAATTTCAGGACTAGTATCTATTGCTTATGTACCTACCGAAGGCGGTAGAGTAGTAGGTTTATCTAAGTTGAATAGAATAGTAGAACACTTTGGTAGAAGAGGTGCAATTCAAGAACAGTTAACCGTAGCTATTCATAACGCAGTAGATAAAATCTGTGAAAATAACCAAGGTGTTGCTGTAATGATTAATGCAACTCATAATTGCGTAAGTTGTAGAGGGGTTAAACACCAAGGTGCTTCTATGCAAACTGCTAAACTCTCTGGGTGTTTCTTAGAAGAAGACTCAGCAAGAGCAGAGTTTTATACTAATATTCAATTAGCTAAATAATGAAGTCACAAGGCCTAGGAGATACAGTTGCTAAAGTGCTAAATTTCTTCTATATTGATAGACTAGCAGATAAGATAGCTCATATGCTCGGGTATGAGGATTGTGGATGTACTAGAAGAAAGACGACTTTGAATAAATTATTCCCATATACAAAAAAGAAAAAATAGTTATGTTAAATGCAGATCAAATAGTAGAGAAAGGTCTACTTAAATTAGAACAATCTAAAGGTAAAAAAGCACAAGTTGGTTATGACTTGTCTTTACAAACAGTTAAACAAATAAGACCTAACCCTCAAGATAAAATTGGAGTAGTATTAAAGAATAGTACTTCTTTAGCTGGCTACTCCGATATTGAAAAAGTACAGTTAGACGGTAATATGGGTTGGTTATTATATCCTGGTACTTATGAAATTACCTTCTGGGAAGGATGTAAATTACCTGCAGATTATGTAGGCTTTATTAGACAAAGATCTTCTTTATTAAGAA